GCACCCCGCGAGGGATGCGCGCCCGGTCGTTCAGCGCGCGCCGGGCATCAGTCCAGCGCGTAGAGGAACCCGATCACCAGCCGCCCAGAGGCGGGCAGCGCCGCCGCGGCGACGGTCAGCAGGATCTGTTCGGCCGCCGCCAGTTCCGCGAGGACCGTGGCGTTGAGCGCCAGGATCGTGAAGGTGTCGGCCGTGGTGTAGGTCGCCGCGGCGCGATACTTGCCCGTGGAGCCCGCGATGCCGATGGCGAGGGTGGCCGTGCCGCCCATCGTCACCGAAGCGGTGATGTAGGAGAACAGCACCCGCGCACCCTTCGGGAGCACGATGGGCGCCGTGTAGGTGCCCTGCGCGTCGGTCGCGCAGGTGAAGATGGCCGACTGGTGGCGGATGCGCCCACCCGACAGCGACGGGTCGATGAGCGTCGGCGTGGTCGAGCCGGCGGCGATGGAGGCGGAAAGATCGAAGGGCATGTCCCGTTCTCCTGCTCAGACTTCGTCGCAGATGACTTCGACGACCTTCGCGCGCTCCGTGCGCGTGGCCCCGATCCGCATCTCGCCGAAAATCTGCGTTGCGTAGTTCTTGTCCGCGCGCGGCCCGATCTCGGTGCGCGGCTCGGCACCGATCGCCAGCGCCAGGCCCGACTTGGCCCACGCGATGCAGCGGCGGTAGTCCTGGCCCGACACCTGCGCCAGGCGCTGCGTGCGGATGAACTTGAAGCCGCAGAACGTGTCGATGCGGCCCTCGGCCAGCGCCTTCACGTTCATGTAGTCCGCGGAGGTCGCCTCGGTGGTCGCCAGCAGGTTGCCGATCTGCTCGCCGGCCACCGCCATGAACCGTTCCTCGTCGGGGTCCACGTCGCCCTCGTCCAGCAGCACCTTCGCCTCGATGCACTTCGAGACGGTCAGGCCGGTGTTGCCCGAGCCCGTGCCGTAGGCCCAGGAGTTCACGGCGACGATGTTGCCGGACCACGCCTCGGTGGACGCGGCTTCCTCGCCGGTCACGGAGGTGGCGAAGGCTGCGGCAATGATCTCGTCGTCGATCGCGCGACCCATCGCCATCGCGCACAGCTGCGCGTAGGGATTGGTCGGGTCGGCGATGGTCTTCAGCTTGTCCAGCTGATCGACGATCGTGGCCCAGTCGTAGTCGTAGAGGATCGCCCAGCGGCGGGTGTGCCCGACATCCAGGAGCACGGTGTCGCCGTTGCGCGTGACGCGCTTGCGGGCCGCGGTGCTGCCGATCTGATCGATGGACACGCGCTTGCCGACGACACCGCTCTCCACCATGACGGCGTTGCGGAGGCGCGACATCTTCTGCTGCGCGAGGTGCGTGTAGTTGTTGCCGAACTGGACTTTCTGGGCAACCGAGAGTTCGTTGGCCACGATGGGTATTCCCCGATCTGTGCGTTGCACTGATCGGCTTGAGCACCCCGCGACGCGGACCCCCGCCTTGCCCGCTCAAAGGGGGGCCATCCCTTCGCCCCGCGACGCGGACGGGCACAAGGCCCGCCACCCGCTCCGGTAGCGATCGGAGGAAAGACCTACCAGATATTGTGTGTCAAGAAGAAAATCACACGGTAGGTGGATATGCCTGTTCGGACAGCGCGGTCATCTGCGCCACCGCCGCGGCGTGACCGGCATGGTCGGCGTTGTAGTAGGCCTTGGTGAACTCGGGGTTCTGGTGGAGTTTCCCCATCTCGGCCTGCGCTTCCGCCGGCGCCAGCCGCCCGCCCGGTGCGCGACCGCCGCCGCTCCCGCGCAGTTCGCCCGGCTCGGTCGTCTCCATCCCGATCTTGGCGAAGGCGCGCACCACCGCCGGGTGGTAGCCGAGCCCCGTTTCCTTGAGGATCGCCATCAGTTCCGGGCCGCCGTAGAGTTCGGCCGCCTTGCGCGCCACGCCGACACGATCCTCGAAGGCCGCGCCCCATTCCTCGGTCAGCGACGTGACACCTTGGGTCTGCAACGCCTCGCGCGCCGCCGCCTGCTGCGCGGCGTGGAACTGCACGATGCCTTCCGCCTGCTTCTGCGGCAGGCCGAGCGCATGCGCATGCGTGCGGAACGCCTCGATGACTGGCTCGGGCAGCCCGTGATCGCCCTCGAACTTGTAGCCGTCCGGCGCCTCGGGCCGGCCCAGCTTTGCCCACACGTCGCCCCACTCGGGCGCGGCCTCGTCCTTCGGCAGCCGCAGCAGCGTCGCCTTGTCGGCGCCGACGAAGGTCACGGTGTCCTTGTAGGACTTCGCCAGGCCGTCCAGCCCCTTGAACGACGAGAACGCCGGATCGCCGCGGTAGGCTTCCGGCAGCCAGTCCAGCGGGCCGGCAGCCGCCGGCGCGGTCGCGGGGGGAGTGCTGCCCAGCATCTCGGTTGCGGCGGGAGGCGCCGCGGTCGCTGCTTCGCTCATTCATCACCTGTGGGGTTGGGGAACAGGGAATTGGTTTCGCCACTCGTCACCATCGCAAGCACCGCGTCGGGGTCGCGGTTGATGGCCTCGACGACCTCAAGCGCCAGCCTGCGCCGGCCCTCTCGATACGCCGTCTCGTGCGGGTCCGCGCAGAACGACGACTGCATGACCCCCGCGCGCCGCAGCAGGTCGGCCAGCACCAGGCGCCCTTGCTCCGTCGCGAATGTCTGGCGGTAGGCCATCGCCAGCGCGGCTTGCTCCTGCGCGACCTCGCCCGGCGACATCTTCTGCCGCCGGCGCCGCTCGCCGCCTGTCTGCCAGAGCCGCGAACTCACGCCGCCCCCTGTTGCGCGGCTGCCAGTTCACCCACGCCTTGCGCGCCGGTCTTGAATGCCCGAGCCGCCGTGTCGGCCATCTGCACACCCTGCGCGGCCTGTTCGGCCTGTGCGCGCTCGGCAGCCCGTGCGGCGGCTTCCTCGCGCGTCCGCATCAGCGTCGGCGGGGCGTTGTAGCGATCGGCCAGGAACCGCGCCGCCTCGCCCATGTCCATCGTGTCCAGCACGCTCGGGTCCACCGCCGCCATCTGCGACGCGATCGTGAACCAGCGCAGCACCGCATCCGCATCGCTCGACTTCTGCGAGATCGCCAGCGGCGACAGGTATTCGATCCGCCAGTCCGCGCCGGCCAGTTGCGGCGGCAGCGGGGCCAGCAGCCCGTTCTCCAGATGGATGCGGAAGGTGCGCTCAATGATCGGCCCGAGCATCTCGGCCGTCAGGCGCGACACCATCGGCCCGAGCAGCCGCAGCATCTCGTCCCGGCGCTGGATCACCTCCGTCGCCGTCATGTTGGGCTGCCGCGGCAGGTTCATCCAGTCGCTGTAGAACGTGGACTTCACCCGCGCCTCGCACCGCTCGGCCATCTTCTCGCCGATGTCCGGCCGCGAGCCGGTGTTCAGCGGTGCGATGCGGTCCGTCTCGCCCACCATGCCGGCGCGGAACACGTTCACACCGCCCGGGCGCGTGTCCAGCGGGTTCAGGAAGCCGTCATCCGGCACCATCAGCGGCGGGTCCACCGCCTTCTGCCCGGCCCGGAGCGTAACTTCCTCGATCTTGTTCAGCAGCTTCACGTCCGGCAGCGCGTTCATGCCGGCGCTGTTGCCGTAGATTTCGCCCGACCGCTTCGACCAGCGCGCGACCACATACGGGAACGACCGATAGCCGCCGCGCTCAAGCACAATCTCGGGCGAGCGCACCACATAGACCGACCGGAACGGCATCCGGCGCTTCGCCGTCTCGGGCATCACCGCATGGATCACGTCCACATGCTCATCCGGCCGCTCGCTCGCCGCCTTGCGAAACTCCGCGTGCGACAGGTCCGGCCACTGTTCGAGCACCTGGCGGCGGGTCTGCTTGAAGCACCGGAACAGCGTGTCAATCCGCCCGGCCGCGTTCTCGGAGACATAGCACTCGGCCAGCGGCGTCGGCCGGAAGCCCGACCCAGCGTCGCCCAGGTCCGGCACATACATGACCGCCGTGCCGAACGCCGAGATGTCCAGATAGAACTCGTGCGCCGCGGTGGCGAACCCGGCTTCCTGCGAATTGAAGTGGTCATACAGCCGGTCGGTCGTGTCGCTGAACCACCGCTGCGCCTCGTCGTCCGCGCGCAGGTCACGCGACCGAACCTGCAACTGGAACCACCGCAGCGCCGGCGAGGTCAGCATCCCGTGCAGCCCGCCCGCCAACTGTTCGCAGGCCAGGACCGGCAGGGTGTTGTAGATCCGCGTCAGGCGCTTCTGGCCCGGCGAATTGCTGCGCGTGAACTCACGCGACGGCAGCATGTAGTCAGCCACCTCCTGCCAGTGCCAGTCGAAATTCGACCGCAGCGAACGCAGCGCGTCCGCCCGATGCAGGATCAGCTTGACTTCTTCATCCACCGAGCAGCGCCTTCTTGCGGTCGGGCTGCTGCTCGTCCGACGTGCCGGCCAGCAGGGTCGAACCGCGGCCCGCCGCGCTCACCCGGCGCGCACGCTCGGCCACCGCATCCGCATTCACCTCGGCGCTGTCGCGCGTCGGCGCGGGTGTGAACGCCGGCTGCACCTGCTGTGGCGGCGGCGACTTCCCGCCGCCCATGATGCCGCCCATCAGTCCACGCCCCGGATTGCGATCGTGGCCCCGGCGCTCTCCGCCTGCACCATCGCCGGCAGCACCGTCAGCGTGCCCGCCGCGCTGGTCTGCACGATCCACGTCCGCGAGTTCAGCGGGCTGCCCAGCACCTCGATCGCCTGGCCGACCTTGAACACCGCCAGCCCGTTGCCGCTGTCCGTGATCGTGCCCGTCGCGACGAACGCGATGCCCGTGCCGCGGATGTTCGTCCCGCCCTTGTCGGCGCTGAACGATGTCACCCGACGCCGGCTCTCGTTGCCGGCCGCCGAGCGCGCGATGCCGTTGCTCGTGCGTGTGCTCATGTGTCGCTCCTCAGCCCTTGCTGATCGCCGCCGCCGACTTCGCCAACGCCTCGGCTTCCGCCTGCGTCAGGCCCGTGCGCTGCGCCACCTTCGCAGCGACAGCCTCAAGGCGGGAAAGCTCGGCGAACACGTCGGGCTGCGCCGGCGGGTCGGGGATGCCGTCATCAGTCTCCGTGCGCGTCCCGTCAGCATTGAATACGATTGTCAGCATCTTCTTACGCCTTCAACGCAGCGATAATCGGGGAACCAGGCGATCCTGCGCCGAAAGTAAACGCGCCAAATGAAGATGGGAAAAAGGCGGTCGCAGGGACGTAGGCTAGCGCCGCGTCTCGCGTTACCCGGACGTAGTTGCCGGATGTATCAAGCCATTTCCCCAGCAACGGCGAACCGAATTGCCAGCCAAACCCGCTGCCCTGAAGGCCCGCCGGATTGTAGCCTCGCACGGTAGGCGTGACGGAAAAACAAGCGCAAAGCCAGACAACGCTTCCCGCTGCGAGACCCACAGAAGACGCGAACGCAGCCGCCAAGGCCCCCGGCGTCGTTGTATCAATATCGACCGCGACTTCGGCTATCAACGTCGCCGGGCCGGCGTTGTCGGAATACACACCGAGCTTGCAGCTACCGACCGCGCCGGCAGTAACCCGCAAACCTAATTGGCTGTAGAGCGCGGTTTCCTCCACGCTCCACGGGGCGGCGTAGAGCGTATTAGCCGCCACCGCTGCGTCAGCCGAAGAATACGCCTTGTTCCCGACCCAGTACCCCGAAGGCACCGGGCCGCGAGAAAACTTCCCAACCTGCGCGCCCGTAAGGCCATCAGCCTCGAACACGCTCACCGCGACGCCCTCCACGACACCGGCCCGCTCGTGTAGGTCAGCACCTCCAGCGCATAGATGACCCCGGCCTCGGGCGCGGAGATCACCTCCGTCATCGGCGCCGAGAACGTCACCGCCTCGCCATTCTTCGTGCAGGGTATCCAGACCGTCCCACCATCGAACGACCGCACCAGCCGCAGCGTCGCAACAAACGACCCCCACAGCGACAGGTTCCACCGATCACCCATGTCGATATACGGCGAGGCCATCACGCCGGTCGCCGACAGCGTCCCCGACCGCACCTGCGCCGCATCATCCCGCGTGCCGCCCAGCCGAACCGCCATCAGAACCCCCTCACCATTGAACCCCAAGGTCCATCGAATACGGGTCCCAGTACGGCGCCCTCATCGGGCGCGCCATCGCCCGCTCACGCCCCGCCGCAACACCCGTCCTCTGCATCAGCATCCGGCCCTCGCCGCCACCAAGCACCAGGTATTGCAACGCATCCGCCACATGCGAGAACCTATTCTTCATCGGACGATCCGCATACCGCTCGAATGCGACTTGCATCCTAGGATAGGCATACTGTCCCGACATAGCAGCCGCTAGAACAGGA